TATTACCCGCTATTGAAACTGTTGGTATTGTTGTTATGAATTATGAAGGAATAAAGGCAACAATAGATATTGAAGAAGAATAATTTAAGGAGGGAACATAATAAATGACTGTTACCCAAAGATCAAGGTCATTAGACAGCATTGTTGATGTAAATGTAGAAGTCAGCCCTTTAGCTGCTGCCAGGTCTACGTTTAATCAGGCACTGTTTATTGGCACAACGGATGTAATAGATACTACAGAACGTCTTCGGCTTTATGAAGATTCTGATAGTATGTTGGTTGATGGATTTATTAGTACAGACCCAGAGTATATTGCAGCACAGATTTATTTTAGTCAGAGTCCTGCTCCTGATAAATTGTGGATTGGAAGGCAGGATTTGGTTGCTGTTGAGTCTTGTTTAGATGCTTTAACTGCTTGCAGAACAAAGAGCCCTGAATGGTATATCGCTGTATGTTTAGGGGGTGTTTATGCAGACCATATTGAATGCGCCCAATATATAGAATCGTGTACTCCTGCATCTATTTATGGATTTACAACTTCAGACGCTGGCTGTATTTCCTCTATTGCTTCCAGCCCCCCTGATATTTTCTCTTATTTGAAAGCTCTTTCTTATTCGAGAACGATTGGGCAATATGCAACGACTCAGAGTGCGGTTTATCCCGATAATATTTATGCTATTTGTGCCATTATTGGTTATGCTTGCGGTCAGAACTCTGGATTGGCCAATTCTGCATTTACATTAAAATTTAAGAAAGAAGTTGGTATTTCAGTTGAGCCTTTAACTGCAACTGAAATTGTGGCTCTGGAAGGCAAATATGGCAACGCATATTTATATTATGCAAATTACTATACCATATTTGAACAAGGTAAAATGGCCGATGGTACATTCTTTGATGAAAAGATTAATCTGGATATGTTTGTAAATAATTTACAGCTGACACTTATGGATCTTTTATATCAGAATCCCAAAATACCTCAAACAGATGCCGGTGTAACACAATTAATTCACGCCTGTAATGAGGCTTGTGATGAAGCGGTAAGAATTGGCTTTATTGCACCGGGAACGTGGACCGGTGTTAATGTTCTTAATTTGAGCACAGATGACCCATTACCGAAGGGGTATTTAGTGCAAGCCGAAGCATTATCAACCCAAGCTCAGGCCGATAGAGAGGCTCGTAAATCAGTTCCTCTTTATATCTGCATTAAGGAAGCTGGAGCCGTACATTCGGTTCTTATCGGGGTTTATGTCAACAGATAGAATGGTGATATATGCAATTTCCTAGCTTGTTTGATCATACTGTTTATAGTTTTTTAGATTTGTCCGGAGTAATGGCTCATCCTGTATTGGGTTCTTTTGTTTTTAGTGAAGGTGGTGTTGGACAAATTGTTATTTCCATGGCTCATGATAAAACCTTTCATGAAATAGATACGAGAGGAATAGTATTAGGAGCAAAGATTCCAGGTCATAATGGTCAAATTCATATCCAGTGTCAGCAAACAAGCAATGCCCATAAATGGTTGCAATGGGCCTATAATACTTTATATAGTAGCCAGGATCCCGCTCAATGGATGAAAATGGCAGCGACTTTAAGAAATATTTGCGATGGTACTTCTCATGAAATTAGAGGAATGTCATTTAATAAAATTCCTGATAAGGCGTATGCTGCTCAGGGGCAAATGGTAGATTGGGTTTTAATGGCAGCAGATATTGTTTCGATGTCAAATCAACCAAGCACTGCTGGTCAAAAATTTATTAATAGATTGAGTTCTGCCGGAGAAGAGATTGCCGGTAAATTAGGATTTTAAAAAGCGAGGTGTAAAATGGCTGGAGAGCCCACTGTTTATAGTTTTTTAGATTTATCCGGTGCTCTTGCTCATCCGGATTTAGGTGCTTATGTTTTTACAGGAGAAGGTATTGGTCAATTAACAATATCGATGACCACAGATAAGACTTCCCATAACATTGCCGCTGATGGGGTTGTTATGGTCAGCAAGATTGCCGGACATAATGGTCAAGTACAAATTCAGTGTCAGCAGACAAGCAAGGTTCATAAATGGTTATTGGCTGCTTATAACGCTTTATATATTGCCGATACTGATGCCTGGGCGCAAATGGCAGCGACGTTAAGAAATACTTCTGATGGAACTTCTCATTTGGCAACAGGGATATCATTTCAGAAGATTGGAGATAAAGCTTATCAAGCACAAGGTCAAATGGTTACATGGGTTTTAATGGCAGCAGATATTCAGTCTTTAACTGCATAGTGTTTAACCAAAAAGGAGAAAGTTTTGAAAAGAGAACAGCATAAAGATATTGAATTGCTTGGGCGCAAGTGGAGAATAGAAAGATTTGATGCATTGACAGGATCTTATATTTCTTCCTTGCTGCTTATGCAAGTATTACCTATGGGATTGGAGGAAAAATTAGGGATTAAGATTCCAATGCCTGAAAGATCATTAATGGAAAAAAAGACTTTCATGGATTTGCAATGTGATTGCTTAAGAGTTTGCTTTGAATTGAAAGATGTTGGAGGAGTGATTGCTTCATTACCTATTTTATTGGCCGATGGTAGATGGGGTGTTGAAGATATTGAAACAGATATTGCGCTGGTTATGGGTCTAACCGTTCATGCTTTGATTTTTAATATATCTGATTTTTTTCAAGGAGACACATTGGAGAGCCTGTCCCAGAGCTTCAAAGGCTTGGATTTGAGCCTGTTCAATGTGAAGAAATAGACGTTTTTGCCTATGCCCCTTTTATAAATGGGGATTGGCAACAACACGAAGTATGGGACGGGACATATACATTTAAAGACCTTTTAGATTGGCATTTAATTAACACTGTTAAAAGAGAAAATCAAAGAAGGTACGAAGAGTTTCAAAAGTTGATGGAAGGCGGTAATAGCGATGGGTACTGAAGCATTAAAGAGTTATTTAGTTAGGCTTGGATTTGATGTTGATAATGAAGGATTTAACAAGCTTAAAAGCACGTTAAATGATATTGCTTCATTAATTACTAAAAACTCTTCTGAAATAAAACAGCAATATGTAGAAGCAGGAACAGCCGTCGTAGGCGCTATTGCAACAATGGTTGGGGCTATTACTTCTTTATCGACAAAGGTTGCGGAAAGTGATATGACTTATCAGCTTTTTGCCCAACGAATGTATATGTCCAATGAAGCAGCCAAATCTTTTAAAATTACCACAGATGCCTTAGGTCATTCTCTTAATGAAATAGCCTGGAACCCAGAATTGAGAGGTCAATACTTTGAGCTTTTAAAAGATGTTCAATCAATGCAAGTTCCTGCCAATGTAAGGGAAACATTTTCTCAATTAAGAAGTGTTGGTTTTGAATGGACAAGGGTTAAGGCTGAAGCGGTTAGTGCCATGGATTGGATTGTATTTCATCTGATTAAGATGAATCATGGTGAGCTTTCCAATTTTAAAGGCTCTTTATCATTTATCAATGATAAGATTCAAAATAATATGCCTTCTTGGACAGATAAGGTTGCTAAGTTTTTAAACCCATTTGTTGTTATTGGTCGAGACATTGGATTGGTTCTAGGAGGAATATTGAGAGCGGCGGGACTATTGTTCTCGTATTTTGAGCGTGGGTGGGAAAAGATGCCCACATGGACAAGAAATCTGGTTGCGTTTCAAGCTGTATTGTTGGCTTTGTTTACCTCTCTTGCTATTGGCGGCAAAATGGGGGCTTTCCTTAAAGGGTTAACCATAATTACTACTGCCCTTTTGTTATTGGATGATGCGATTGCCCATTTTGAAGGAAGGCCAAGCCATAGTTTTCTTGCTAAAATTTGGGATTTTGGAGAAACAATCAATATTCATTTCACTAAGGTTATTTTGAATGCCTTACTCGCATATAAACATTTTAAAGCAGCGTTAAACGGAGAAGAGGGTTGGAATCAAGCATGGTCAAATTTTCAAAAAGATAAGATTAAATCTAATGCTGAAATTGATCAAGTTGCCAAAGAGATAAAAAATGAAAGAGAAAAATCAAAACAAGAAATCATAAGAGCACAACAGGCATCTTCAGGAAGCACTGCTGGTGTTTCTTATGAGGTTCCCCCTCCCGCATCAGGAAGAATGGAAGGTAATGCTTTATCTCGAATAGATAGTTATGCGGAACAAATAAGAAAAGCTTCTCAGAAATATGGTATTTCTGAAGAATTAATTAAAAGCGTTATGTATACTGAATCCAGAGGCAGGCACGATGTTGTTTCCAATAAAGGTGCTGTTGGTTTAATGCAGATAATGCCCGGAACTGCTAAATTATACGGAGTTCCTGCCTCCCACCTATATGATTGGAAAAAGAATATAGATTTAGGTGCAAAAATATTAAGTGATGAAATAAGGGCCGGTGGCAGTATTGAAGAAGGGTTAAAAAGGTATAATGCTGGTGGCGGTTGGAGAAAAAAGGCTGGTCCTAAAATGATACACCAAACCGATGATTATACCCGACAGGTAATGGGAACCTATCAATATTATAATCAAAGCAAATCTTCATCAATACCAACATCTGCTTCTAGAGGGAATGTTTCTGTAAAGCAAGGAGACGTTCACGTTAATGTAAATGTGTCAAACACAGGAGCTTCAGCAGACGATATTTCTAGAATGACAGCAAGAAGAATAAAAGAAGAAACAGATAGAAATACCTTAATTTTGAATCGAGAATTTGCAGGGGTTTATTAATATGGGATTTAAAGGAACGTTAAATACTCTTTCGTTGTTTTATATGCTTGGAAAAGCTTCTTGGAATATTGCTAAATTAGTCAATACTCCTGCTCCAGAAGTTGATACCAGCGAATATCCATACCGCCCTGCAGAGTGGGTTTCAAGACAGGGAGGGTTAGATTCTGATCAAACGAGCCTGGTTTCTATTGTCCCTAATAGTATTTCAAGATTGGAATTAAAAACAAATGAAGAGAGCGGAGAAGAGAAGCAAATTACAGTTGGTTATTTCTTTGATGCTTTTATCCGGGAAGGTCATAGTAGTGCTGTAAGGGTAACTGAACACCCAGTTCAGACAGGAGCCAATATAAGCGATCATGCTTATAATTTACCTGACAAGCTACATGTAGAAATTTTTGTTTCAGATTCAATGGATGAGGTTTTAACAGGTCAGTTTACCGACTATGAAACCAAAAGTGTTTCTGCTTATGAAACCCTAAGAAAACTAAAAGAAGAAAGACAGCTGGTTAATATCAATACTAGGCTTCATTTTTATGAAAACATGATTATAGAATCTATGGATGTTGATGATGATTATAAAACAGCTAATGCATTAAAGTGTCAGATTGCTTTTAGACAGGTAATCATTGCTTATGTAGCTAAACAATCGGTCAATTATACAGCTTCCCACATAACGGATCAAAATAAAAAAGGTGCCCAAAATACCGATACTCCGAAACAAGGTTCTTTATTGTATGAGGGGATTGAAAATAGAAAGCAAAAAAGAGCTTCATATTTAAGTAATTCTGCGAGGTAGAATAATGTACCAACAAATACCACTAACATCGGAACCGAATCAAGAATTTGAAGTTGTTCTTCAAATTAATGAAGAGAATAAAAATTATAAATTTAATGCTTCTTGGAATCGAGTAGCCGGTTATTGGGTTATTTCAATAACAGACCAAGCAACAAATGAAATAATTTTAGATTCTATTCCTTTGGTTATTGGTGGGGATGTAACTTCTGACATTTTGTTGGCACATTGTTCTCTTTTATTGGGTGCTGGTTATTTGGTCCCTACTGTTGATTCTCCTAGTTTTGAAAATCCGGATAATCAAAATTTAGGTTCTGATTTCGCATTAGTTTGGGACGGTGAAATATAAAATGGTAGACAGAATTGCAACACCAGAATATGAAGGTCTGAAACTTTTTGGAAGAAAATGGAAAGTTAGTGTATTAGTTCCAAATAGCTCTAATCTAAGTGATGGCAATGTTGATAAAAGTTTATATACTTCTTATATCGTTTCAGATAGCAGTCATGAGGAAAGTTCTCTTAAAGTTAAATTTTCGATTCAAAAATTTGGGTGGATGACACCTAATTATTCGGAAATATCAATTTATAATCTTGCCCCTGATTATGAAAATATTATTTTAAAGAATGGTTGTCGGGTTTTAGTTGAAGCGGGTTATGTTAATGGTCCTTACGGATTAATATATGATGGTCCTATTTTCCAACCAATTTGGCACAGAGAAGATTATGTTGATTCTGTTCTGACTCTGGTTTGTATTGATGCTGATAAATTGATGTATGAAAATCATGTTGAAGCAACTTTAAAAATGAGAGAACAAAAAGATTTATTGATTGAAATGGCTAAAAGGGCACGAAAACCTTTTAGTGTCATGTATTCCGAGAATGCAAAGTCAAATCAGTTACCAAGAGCAAAGACTTTTTTTGGTAAACCTTCTGATTATTTAAGACAGTTTGCACAACAAAACGGAACCCATATCAGTGCTGTTGACGATAGTGTTTATATCTCTATGATTCAAAAAGATGCCTCTTCTTACCCTTTAGAGCTTTCTCCGGGAGAAGGCGGTATTGTTGGTGCTCCGCATCAAACACAAGATGGGATTTCATTATCTGTTTTGTTAAATTCAGATATTAAAATTTTTAAACCAATGCCAATGTTAATTAAAATTGATAATAGTCGAATAAGGGTTGCCAGGCAACAATTGGGACAGTTATATTCAAGTTTAGATAAAGATGGTGTTTATAAAGTTTTGGGTGTTAGTCATGTTGGTGATTCGAGAGGAAATGATTGGTATTCTCATATTATTGCTTGCTCGCAGTCCATGGAAGGACAGCTTGCTTCAATGTTTTCGACCCAGGAGGATGTATCAAGATGACACAAGGTAATGTCCCGTTATCAGCAAGACTAAAATCCCCTACAGAACCCTTAAAACGGATGCTCGAGGACTTTAGTGTAAAATTAAGGGTAGCAATGCCCGGCACTATTAAAAGCTTTGATGCCGCAAAACAAACGGTTACAGTCCAATTAATGATAAGGGAAAAGATAAGCTTAGGCAATCAACCTTATCAAGATGTTGCTATTCCAATTATTGAAGATGTTCCTATTTTTATGCCTCGTGCCGGAAATTTTGTTTTAACGATGCCTGTTACTGTTGGCGATGAATGTTTGGTTGTATTTGGTGATAATTGTATAGATTCATGGTGGGAGTCTGGTTCGCTAGGTAATCAAATGGATAGAAGGCGTCATGATTTAAGCGACGGATTTGCTTTGATTGGGGTTTGGAGTCAGCCCAAGGTAATTACAGATTATTCAACTGATTCTGCTGTATTGAGGAATTTAAGCAATGATTCCTATGTTGAAGTTAAAGACGCAGAAATAAATATTATCACAACAGATAAGGTTAATGTAGAAGCTGGCAGCGAAGTGAATATAACGGCTGGAAGTGAAATAAATGTTAAGGCTCCGATTGTTAACGTAGAATGTGATACCCATAATATTGATGCTTCTGCGAGTTCTGTTGAAACAGCGGCATCAAAAAGTGTTACGGCCACAACAATTAATTTAACAGGAAGCGGAGGAATTATCCTTAATGGTTCTGGTGCTTCTTCTATTGATGGTAAAAATTTTATAAATCATATTCATAAAGATGCAGAGAATAGAAATACGACAGGTGTCCAATGAAATATCGAAGACTTGATGACGATCACGATTATTGCTTCGGAAGAAGTTTTTCAGATTATTTAGAAGATTCTGTTGGGAATCCTGAAGCAATACAACAGGCAATAAAAACTTCCCTGTTTTTATTAATGGGGGAGTGGTGGGAGAACACAAGGGAAGGTTTGCCTTTATGGCAAAAGATTTTAGGTCAAAGAACAAATAAAAAAATTATTGATAATATTATTGTTTCCAGGATTAGAGAACTTAAATTGCCAAATGGTAATAAAGCAATTATCAATGTTTCTAATGTTGATTCTGTTTATAATTCTTCTACAAGATCATATTCGTTTTCATGCATTGTAGATACCGCTTTTGGTAAATTGATTGTTTCAAATAGTAATCAAGATAGTAAAGATTCAACAGCAAGACAAGCCACACCGGTCATTCCTACATGGCATGGAGAGCCTACTATTACGTGGCAAGAAGAACCAATTGTATGGCAGGGATAATAAAATAAACAAAGGAAAACAAATATGTCAGATTATTTTGCCCCGTATATAGATGAATCAGGAATACATATCCCGACATATGCAGATATTTTAAATAGAATGATCGACTCTGCCAAGAAAATTTGGGGACAAGACATTTATTTAGGAACAGATTCTGCTGATTATCAAATGATTTCTATCCAAAGCTTATCTATATTTGAAGCGATGCAAACACTTCAATATGTGTATAATCAAATGAGTCCCAACACTGCTGTTGGTGCGGGATTATCAAGCTTGGTTAGATTAAATGGATTATTAAGAAGGCCAGCTACATATTCGACTTGTGATGTGGTTTTAACAGGGACATCTGCGGTAACAATAACAAATGGAATCGTTACCGATCTTGCTGGCAATAAATGGGATTTATCTTCTCCTATTACTTTACAGGCTTCCGGTTCCCCACCAGGAACCTCTTATTCAATAACCGCAACGGCAACTTGTCAAACAATAGGAGCCATAAATGCTTTGGTTGGAGATATTAATTCTATTTCGACGCCAGTTGCAGGATGGACTTCCGTAGAAAATTTAGTCCCTGCGGTTCCTGGTGTATCTGTTGAAACAGATGCAGAGCTCAGAGAAAGACAGGCCGTTTCAACAGCATTGCCCTCCCAAACAATGCTAGAAGGTACTATTGCCGGTATTATTGCCGTTGCTGGAGTTACAAGATATAAAGCTTATGAAAATGCAACCAATTCTACCCATTTTGGAGATGCGGGGGTTCCGTTTGAGGGGTCCCCTGAACATTCGATTACCTGTGTTGTTGAAGGTGGCGAGATAGCTGATATTGCTCAAATTATATATGAAAATCGAGGTTTAGGTTGCTATATAAATGGCGATGTAGAAACAAACATAACAGATGATTATGATAATGTAACAACGGTTCGCTTTTATCGTCCATTATATGTTCCAATATATGTTAATGTCATAATTTCTGAATTGGCTGGTTATACTGATGATACGGTAGATGAAATAAAAGATGCCATTGGTGATTATATTAATAGTTTGGCTATTGGAGAAACTTTGGTATGGTCTTCTGTGATTTATGCTGCGGTATCTGTTATGACAAGACAAGCAAAACCGACTTTTTCTATCTCTTCCCTTACAATGGGAAAAACGGCAAGTCCAACATTACAAGCAGATATCGCGATAGATTACAATGAGGTTGCACAAGGAAACGAAGCTTATATTATAGTTACCTCATCATAAGGATAATAAAAAATGAGTATAGTTTCAATTGAAATAAAACCAGGAGAAGCAAATATTTATTTAGGTGATACTGTTTTGTTTACAGCTTTGGCCATTTACGACAATGGAGAAGTCGAGGACATTACGGAATCTGCGATGTGGAGTGTTTCTGGTTCCCCTGTAATAGCAGAGTTTAGTGAGAGTGTTAATGGGTTATTAAAGAGTTGGGAAGTAGGAACATCAACTATTGTTGCAATTTATGGCGGGTTTAGCGATACTGTTTCTGTTATAATTCATAATCCTTTAATTATTGCCAGTGATTATGGGAGGCAAAATGCTTATGAACCAACGCCAACTGAATATTTAACTTTAATAACAAGTCAATATCAAAACTCGACAAAGTTTTTGGCGTGGATAAATGTTTTTTTAGAAATGGTTCAAGATATTCAAGAATTAGCTGCAAATTTGCCATACTATTTTTCTTTAAATACAATTGCCGAAAATACTTCGATATTTAAAAATGATGATTATTTAACAGTTAAAGACGGAGAGTATGATTTTACATATTTTAATTTTGATGCTTGTATTGGTGACCAATTAGATATCTTAGGATTATTACTGGGCCAATATAGAAAGGTTGATTTTAATCCAACAGACGGTAGCAGTCCCATTCTTGAGGATGATATTTATCGTATTTTGTTAAAAAATAAAGTTTTGTGTAATAGATGGGATGGGAAAGCTGCTACGATGCAAGATTATTGGCAACAAATATTTCCCGGAGGTAAAATTGTTGTACAAGACAATCAGAATATGACAATTGATGTTTTTTTAACAGGGGCGTTTTCTGCAATTATTATAGATTTAATTGTTAATGATTATATTGTTCCAAGACCGCAAGGTGTTCAAATTAATTATCATTATGGAGCATTACCATATTTTGGTTTTGATAGGGATGATGAATATATATCTGGTTTTGATATTGGTAGTTTTGCATAATTAAAAGGAGAGATAGGAATGGCAAGTAATTTTTTACAATGGAATCCGGCACAAAATAACCAGAAAACCGATAATCAATATAGTATTGATACTATGAGGACAGGAGGGGCTGTCACCGGTGTTTTTGCCAAAGAGTTGGCTAACAAATTGTTTTATCAAGTAACAACCATGGTATCTGCTATTGGCACAATGATGAGCAATAAAGGCTATACAATATCTGATTCTGATCTTGCAATATTAATAACGGCTATGTCAAATATATTGACAAAAGCAGATTTTGGTTCTTCTGCAGGCACAGTATGCGAAGGAAACGACAGTCGGTTTTTTGCGAGCACAACAAAAGTATGGTTTTATCAAAATGTTGCTCCGACAGGATGGACAATAGATGTAACTGCGGCCGATTCAGTTCTTGCTGTTAAAGGGGGTTCTAACGCATACAATATAAACGGAGGTAATCAAGCGGGGACGTGGACACAGCCTTCACATATTCATGCAACTGCCGATCACACGTTGACAATCCCCGAAATGCCGGCGCATACACACCCTGAGCGTGGGCAGGGCGCTGGGCAGTATGGGGGCGGTCTATATGCATATGATACACCATATTATACTGTGAACACGGGTTCAACAGGAGGGGGACAACCCCATAATCATGGCGATACAACAAGCAATGCAACAGCAAATACTTGGAGACCTTTAGCAAATGTAGGAATTATTTGCATTAAAAACTAAGAAAGGATAAAAGAGAAATGGAAGACACTTGTAAAGGAAAAGATTGTTGGTTTTATATCTTAATAAAAGATTTAATTGGAGATAAGTCAGATTCTCTTGACTTTAAAAATTGTCCTTTTTATCAAGAAATGGTTTGGACGCCAAGCCCTATTGGCGGAAAAGTAGAAACTGCAAAAACAATTAAAGACTGTGCGAATAAAAGAAGCCTTCTGATTTTGCTTGAAGACATTCATCCAAGGATAGCTGGCATTCAGCAATCTCAGGAACAGATGAGAAATGAATCAATTAATGCAACGGAAATTTTTTCTAATTTTATTCAAATAGCAACGATGAAAAAAGAAATGAAAAGAGTTAAAACGATTGAACAAGAAAGATTAGAAGAGACATAACTTTTTGTCCCCAAAAGGAGCATAAAATTGGAAAATAGCAATATGATAAGCATTGTGGTTTCGGTTATTCTTTTTCTTCTCGCTGTTATACAAGGTCTTGCTATTCTTATTAACAAAAAAGATTCAGAAAGAAATAATACTTTGATTAATTGTATGTTTTTAGAACACCGGGAATTGGTCAGAAAGAATATAAAAGAACACGAGGAATTATTTGATGCAAAAAATGAATTAGCAAAAGATGTTTTTGGTATCTTAAAGATGCATAAATTAAAAGGCTGTGATACGCCAGAAGTTAAACCTAAAGGGGGCGAATAATATGAAAAATGTTTCCGGTACTAAATTTTCAAAAATTGTAATGTCAATTATTTTAGCTTCTTATACCATAATGGCCTTATTAACTATTGGTGTTTTGTATAATCTTTATTATCCTTATAAACCGATTTGTTTAGAACTTAAGGTTGAAAATCATAATCCTGTAAGGGGAGAAACACTGGAGTTCAAATTAGAAGGCGAAAAATTTATGCCAATACCTGTTGATGCTTTTATAGAATTGGTGGACGGTGAAAATTATGCGATAATGTCCTATTTTGAAAATAATCCTGTAGGGAAGTTTGTTAAGACTAAAAAATTTATTGTTCCTAATATTAAGCCGGGGGAATATAAATTGCGATGGACAGGTAAATATAAAGTTAATTGTATGAGAGAGGTTAATGTAACGGCATATTCAAATGGGTTTTATTTGAAATAAGGAAGGCGGCGATATGTTTAAAAAGATAAATATATAGTGGGTGCTTCTTGTCCCGGTCGCACCTATTAATATAAATTAAAAAAGGAGGACAAATGAAAAGTTTGATAAAAGTTTTAGTTTTAATTTGTCTGGTTTGCTTTTTGCCTTTAAGTTCAATTGGCGATGATTATGTTATTGCGCCGGCAATCCCAGATAAATATTTAAAATCCGATGGTTCAATAACCACATGGTCAGGAACAGTAATATCAGGGCCAGATGCCGGTAGGGCAACAACCTATATAAGGTCTCCATACCAGATAGCTAAATGGTTATTGCCTAACGGTTCTATTGCTTCGGCCTTACCTTTCAGCGGTGGCGGTGGTGGTGTTGAAACAGATACAAACTGTGATCAGTCTCAATATTATGAAATTGGTGTATTGTGCCAAGACTCGGATAATGCTAAACTTTATAAAGGTATAGGTACCGCTATTGAAGAAATAGCTTCTGGAGCAAGTGGTGATATTTCACAGTCCGGTTCTCCTGCAAATCATTATTGGGCATACTTCACAGCGGATAAAACAATAACAGGTGTAGCAATAACAGCATCGAAGCCAGTCTGCTCTGACGCTAATGGCAATCCTGCTGTCTGCGCTGGAACTGAGGGAGTGTGGCAGCCTGTAAATGCGTCATTAACAGCATTGTCAGGGCTTTCTTCACCAATCACGGTAGACGGCAACAACATCACAGT